AGGTGCAGGTGCAGGTGCAGGTGCAGGTGCAGGTGCAGGTGCAGGTGCAGACGCTACAGTTGCAGCATTTGCTACAGTGTAGTAAGCCTTGATCTCGTTCTTCTTCTGACCCTGCCAAGTACGCGAACCGACCTGTGCACGAAAAGACTTGTTCTTCATTGCAGCTTCAATTTGCGCGTTGGTTGGGCTTGTTGCGAAGAACTCACGGCCAAGACCAAGTGAGTTCATCTTACGGAAGAAGATTCCGAGTGCTGTTGGGTTGTCAGTCGAGACGACCAAGTTGTCCCAGAGAAGACGCTTTGCATGCGCGCCAGTCTGGACCTGTGCCTTGACCTTAAACATTGTCTTTCCCGACTGCGAAACCGCAGCTGTTGCTTCAATGATCTGAAGATCATAGTCGCCATCCGGTAGTGGATCAAATCCACCAGCGGTATCGCCTGCTTCCTTGATTAGGTCGCCCCAATTGAGGGTACTCATAGCTGTTACCTATTCTTTCTTTGTTGTTGTTGTTGTTATTTGGTTTTTTCTTGCGGACGTGGTCCGAACACGATGTCGAGCATGCGCTCGATACCGAGATTTTCTTGCTCGACTACCTTGCCGAGTCTGCCTTGAACACGCTCGCCAGCTTCATACTGGTTTGTGCGTTCAACGTACATACGACGTGCTTTGTACGGTGCCTGCGTAGGGTCACCGGGAAACACATCTTCAACGGTAATTGCACCGAGGATGTCGTAGAAGTAAGGCGCTTGAATTGCAAGTTGACCCTGCAGGTACGGACGGTAGCGGCCGTCTTTATCCTGTCGAGCCATAGCGGTAAGAACCACTGCTTCAAGTGGCGCTGTCGGGTGCATTGTTAGGTCACGTAGGTCTCGCAAAAGCGCTCCCATGTGACGAAGCAACTCACCCCACTGCTGCATCTGCATTTGGTTAGTGCCAGCGATGTTGTCCATGCACTTAACTTGCAGCTCAGACACCGAGTCAATGATCAACGACTTGAATTGGTGCTTGCCAAGCTGAAGCCACTGATACGCCTTGAGAACCGTGTCGTATTCTGTAACATTGACGACGCATGTATCCCATGTTCCATCGGCTACAGGGGGCTCTTCTCGTAGCGGATCCCAGTACTTAACATTGATTGGTAAGAACCGGTGCCCTCCTTCAACGTCAAGCATTAGTCGCGGATACGGTGCTGTGACCGCAAACGATGATTTACCAACCTTTGACTCACCATAGACCATGAGGGTCAAAGAGCGTTGTACCTCTCCCATTATTCGTTTCCTTTCTTTTCTTCTGTTTTGTAGTAACCATACGGGTCGGCGACCGCGTACATCTCGCTTATTGCATGTTCGGCGGCGCTTCCATCGTCAAACAGTGGGCAAACTGCAAAGAACTGGCATTTCCACTTGCAGTCTCGGCTTGGCCGTGGATAGACAACTCCATAATGATCTTGTCCTTCGTCAAGTGCGCCTCTGACGGCCAGCATATCCTTGATAGTGCCATGAATACGTGACGCAAACGCACGAAGTGCAAATTGATTGTGCCTGACTTCCATCTGTTCATAGAACGGCGGCTTTGCGTTTGCAGTGCGCTTTACTTTCTTAAGCATTGTAAAGATGCCACCTTCACTGCGTTCTCCGGCATTTTTGCCAAGTTCTTTGTTTTGATAATCCTCGAGAAGCATGTATGTAAGGATCTGCTCGTTCATGTGTGCAAGACTTGCAAACTCTGTAAACGAACCGCCGACAGTTTTGAAGTCGCGAAACATGCGCACACCGTCGCCTTTGCGGCGGACTCGCATGTCAAGCTTTCCTTGAAGCTCTACCTCACCATCAAACATCGGCATTGAGATAATTTCTTCAGTTGAGATCATCTCTAGCTCGGCGTCAACACCGTTTTCTTCAACCCATTGAAGATATCCCTCAAGCATAATTCGCCCGAGCTCGGCTTCGCTATCTAAGTCAACAGTGTCGCGATAGCTTTCAATAAGAATTTGTTTGTCTATTTTGACAAGTTCAGCGTGGGCCTCAAGAAGTGGAACGCCTAGGCCATAGTGTGCGTCAAGAGCTCCGTGAATGCGTGTTCCAAGAGCAAGTGCGCCTGTCATATTTTGAGTCTTTGGTTGAAGGCGCCTGTAGTAAGTTAACCACCACTTGCGGCGACAGTCTTTAAATGTCTGAATCTCCGAGTTGGAGATTTTTATCGGTCGGGGCGTAACAACCACCGGCATTGCTGGTGCGTCAAATGACATAACTAACTCGCTTTCTCATCTTTTAGTATTTTAAGAAGCTGTGCTTTGTCGCGCACAATTTGCTCAAAATTATCGGCTTTTGTATCTAAAACATCAATCACACGCTCTTCAATTGTGCCCTCTGTGACATAGTCCATAATGACAATTGAGTCGTGTATTTCGCTACCAATGCGATGAATGCGGTCCATTGCTTGCTTGTGATCAACAAGGGACCATGGACGCTGAAGCATTACAAGCCGACGCGCTGCCGTAAGCGTAATGCCGACGCCACCTGCCTGAGCTGTGAACAGTACCCACTTAATCTTTCCAGACTGAAAATCGTCAACTGCTTGTTGGCGCTCGTCTTCGTCCTGCGCGCCAGTGATAAGCCCGTGCGGTATCTTTGCTTTGGTCATTTCTGCGCTCAATAGTTCAATAAGCTGACGGGACACGGCACAGACTGCAACGGAGTCATCGCCAAAGTCTCCGCTTGCGATGTCGTCCATAAGCGCGTCAACCTTGCATGACGGACCAATGAGCTTTACTCTGCTTTCTCCTGTAATTTCGTCAACCGTCATTTCAGCAAATGAACTTGCAAATTGCAGCAAACGTGTTGTCTGCGTAAGCGGACTTGGAGCAACTACGGCTTCTCCACCTTCAAGTTCAGCAATCATGAGTTCGCGCATCTGTTCATACGCCTTCTTTTGCTTCGTTGACATCTCCACGTCACGGCGCTCTTTGAGTATAGGTGGAAGCCAGGGCAGCACTCGTGCCTTGAGCATTCTTCGCATTCTTGGATTTATTGCTGCGTAGAATTCATCTGTCATGTGCGGCTTTACGCCAATGACAATCATTCCACCAAACGCATTCATCATCGTGTCAACCATGCGATCAATCCATCGAGTCTTGCTTGGCCATTCACTTGGGGACAGCCAATGAAGAATTGGCCACAGATCCAAGACGTTGTTGGCTATCGGTGTTCCAGTAAGTGCAAAGCGAATATCTGCGTTGCCTGTAGCTGCCCACAACGCCCGTGTCTGTTTTGACTTAGGGTCTTTTGATCTATGAATCTCGTCAGCAACAACTGCCTTAAAGTCAATATTATTTAGTTCGCGCAAGTGAACTTCGCAGCGGTTCTCACTAACTTTTTCGTCGTGACCTCCACATTCTGTGCATCGAGCAAGCGCAACCGACCCGTACGGCGCAAGACGCGAGTGCGAGCGAAGCGACTCCCAGTTAATGACGTAGACATCGGCCTCTATTTCAAACTGCTTGCGTCGTTGGCCAGCGGAGCCGCGAATGATCTGAACGCTTGCCTCTGGCCACCACCTTGCAAACTCGCGCTTCCAGTTTTTCTTAAGTGTGTTTGGGCAGACAATTAACGCTGGAAGCGAGCCGTCGTTTGTTTCGCTAAGCTGTTTTAGCGCGCGAATAGCCTGTGCTGTTTTACCAAGGCCAGGCTCGTCGGCTAGTAGTGCCCTGCGGGCTGTTGACAAGAAAGCAACACCGGCGCGCTGATGCGGAAATAGCGCTTCATCGCCATCATGTGTATCAAGGTCGCGAAGCTCGTTTGCTGGCGCTACGCGTGTAGTGAGTTCGTTCGCTGCCCAGGCTGCCAACGCTGGACCAATCACAAGCTCGTTCTTAAATACTGAACGAAGCGCGAGACACGATGACCAACCTAGCGGGACTCTCCACGCTTGATCACCTGTATTCCATGTGGCTCCAGGTATGCTCTTGCATAGCTCTTTGAAACGCCACTCTGTCTCAATACGGATATGCTCACCCGTGTGGTTGAGATCAACATTTACTGGCACTAATACTCCTCGTCATTTGGTATGTGTCACTGTATCATATACTAAGACAAAAAACGCTTAGTTTTGCTAAATTTTTTCTTAGTATCTATTGCAGTAGTCTTCTAGGGGTCCAACCATGCTTTGCAAGGTACAAGAGCCCGTGGCGAATAGCATCTAAAGCATGGCCTTCGCCGCCCCTGTGCCAATACTCGAGCTTTTTTAGCGCTTCGTTTGGAAACAGTCTCTTTGCGTCTACTGGCGATTGAAACACCAATTCACTGGCCACTCCGTTACTTTCTCTAATGAGGTGCTTCAAAACTCCAATTTGCTCAAGCGAGTAAGGTGCCTGTGAGTTCTTTGCTGTCTGCGCGGTGATAGTAAAGCGCTCGCACGTGGTTTCAAGCCATGTCCCTCTGGCTTGTGCTTCGCTAATTGCCGATCTAACAACAGTAGCAAACTCGTCTGCCTGATACTCGCCAGACCAAAGAAGCTCTGGCTCGGCGCTTTCATACAAAAATAGGCATACTCCAGTTGCTTTACCAGGGTCAACTGCAAGAACAAGTCGTGTTGCCATTAGTATTTAGCTCCCCAGCTTTCGAGTGGACCGTCAACGTCAGCAGTTAGTGGAACATTCCAGCCGTCGGTAGTAGTCATGCACTTGCGGACAATTTGCTTTATCTCTTCTGCGTCTTCTCGCGGTGCATTTAGCACAATTTCGTCGTGCACTGGAACGATAAGTAATTCAGTAAGGTCGGCCTGGTCAAGTTTTACAAGGTTGCTCTTAAATACTTCAGCTGCACCTCCTTGAATTAAGTAGTTCACCAGTGTGTACACGCGGTTGTCATCGCATGGAAGTCTGCGGCCAGTCCAAGTATACACATATCCCTGGCCTTCAGCTTTAAATCTACGCATGCCGACGTCTTCAATGCTTCGCTGAAAGTGCGTCATTCCAGGGAATCTGGCATCAAATGCGTCTGACACTGACTTCATCTGCACCTCATGAACACCGGCGGTAAGCGCCTGCTTAGCGACCCCTGCGCCATACAAACGGCCATAAACCATGCTCTTGATGAGGTTACGGCGCTTATCAGACTTTTGCATTGTTGGGTCAGTGTAGACCTCGCGGCCAATTTCAGTAAACGGATCTGATCCAGTTGAGTCTGCAATGTTGAACATTGCGGTTAAGTTTGGGTCATCTGCAAGACTTGCAAACATACGGAACTCAACCTGGTCAAGGTCAGATGTCACGATGACGTGGTTTTCGTCCTTGGGTATAAACGCACGGCGAACGACATCATCGCCCTTAGGCAGCGTCTGAAGCGCGGGGTTTGTAATTGACATACGGCTCGTTCGTGCGCCTAGAGTCCGTACCGATGGGTGTACAAATCCATTCACGTTTTCACTGATGAAGTTAGAAAAGTACGTGTTAGCGAGTTTGTCTGCCTTACGCTGCTTAAGTACTGAGTCGGCAAGTTGCTTTACTTCGTCATTACCATCGCGAATAAGCATCTTAAGCTGATCTTTTGTGCAAGACTTTTGCCCGGTCGGCGTGTAGTCGGTAATTTCAGCGCCAATACTTTCAAACAAACGGACAAGTTGTTGGTTACTTGTTATTGATATTCCGTTATATGTTTTCTTTGCCCAGTCTTTTACAGAGTCACTGTAATCGCTAAGTTCGCTAAACTTTCTCTTTGAGTAGTCTAGATCAATTCGTGCACCGTTTAGCTCCATACGCGTAACAATGCGACGTGTTGCCATCTCAAGTTCATACGGTTTTCTATACGGACCATCTGGTCCACACTGCTCGTAAAACTTTTCCCAAAGCCGTGTCGTCAGTACGCAGTCAAGTGCGCCATACGACCAGTACGGTTGAAAGTTTGTTGGAACAGTTCCCCATGTCCAACCGTTTTTTGCCAACTCTGCGTCAAGTGTTTCTTGCAAAGCAACTGCGCGTCCGTCAACATGAACGGCCGCTAGTCGCTTCAGCGCGCCAGAGCCAAGCGGGTCAATGACGTGTGCCATAATCATTGTGTCGTGCGCGCGATGCCATGGCAACTCCCAACGAGACTGAACATCAAACCAGCGCGCTTCAAACGCAATGTTGTGGCAAATGATTGGGCCATCAAACTTATCCATGCCTTCGTAGAAGACGCCTTTCCACTCGTCCCACGGAATTGACCAGCCCTGCATTCCATCGCCAACCTGCACAAGACGAAGCTGTCCACGCCACGGTGAGAATGCGTGATCACGCGGATTGCCAGGAAGCTCGCCTGTTTCAGTGTCAACCGACAACGCGTTATGCGGCCTACGCTCGCTCAACCAAGCCAAGAAATCAGTTGCACGCTCGACACTGTCTACTAAATGAAGTTGCACGCCTTGCAAGTTGTCAGTTGACATCTGGATCCTTAATAACAGTCAATTCAATCATACATTTTTCTAGGTACTTAAGCACCTCTGCCGGGTCACGATGGCTGTCTTGCTTTCTCCAACGACAGACTACTCTGGTAATTCCAGAATTAGAAATAAGCTTAGCGCATTGCGTGCACGGCGGTGCCGTGATGTATATAGTGCCGCCCTGGCTTCTTGACCGATCAACATACATAAGTGCGTTTGCTTCAGCGTGTATTGCTGGGCATGCGTCGTAGATGTTGTCAAGAGGAGCCGTTCCTTTAGCCCTGTCGCACCAATTCACACACTCGCCAGACTCTGGCCAAGTCGCCGCCGGCCCGTTGTAGCCGGTAGCCACAATGTGTTGGTCGTGTGAAACAATCGCCGCACCCATCTGCGCGCGTGAGCACCTCGAGCGTTTTGACACGGCCTCAGCTACAGCGAGCCATACCTCGTCCCAGGACGGACGAGAGTCAGTCATTGTCATCGTTCTTTTGGTTGTTCAAGGCCTCGTTAATAGTTCCTGCCATAATCTTGGCTAGCAACTCAATGGCGTCCTTGCGTGAAAAACCTGCCTCTTTTAGCGTTGTGTACAGCTCGTGCATGCTGATAGCCGCTTGTTTCATCGGCGACGAATACTCTCTGTCGTTTGACATTTATTTACCTCTATTCTTTTCAATGGCCTTAAGCATTGCATCTGTGTACCAACGCTCTTCTAAAGTAAGACGGTCAAGAAGAGTAGCATCTGAAGTGGCCTGCAAAGCGATGAGCGCAGACGACTCAACCTCGCGCCACGTTCTTCCAGTGATTGCTGGAATCTCGATAACATTGTTAGTTTTACGAAGCGCGGCGGCAGCGTCGTAGTTTTCTTCGTAAATATGAAGCGAACCTACGTGATGAGAATACGAGCCGGGCTCAATGCCAAGAATTGAGGCAATTGCTATCTGAACACGGGTGAACTGAAAGAAGTCATATGCTGCGCCAAGCCACACATCGTTTGACCGCATGTAGACGCTCATGTTTAGACGATTTCTACGAATACGAAATTGATGAAGTATTGTGCAGGGGTAGTCACGCTTTTTCTCGAGCATGTCGCGCTCTGGATTCCAAATCGTCACGACTGCCTGCCGCGTATCTGGGTCCTTCTTGAGTCGGTCAACCATGACATCATACTGACCTTTTGTTCTAGTTCCGTACGACCCGTGGAACATTCCATCGTCTTCAGTGTAGTTAGCAAACTGCGGTCCAATATCAATAACAAGTTTTGGAAAGCTCGTACCAGAGAGCAGTTGACATGCTTCAACGGCGCCAATACCTGAAACAGTGCCTCTGTTTACTCCGAGTGGAAGCGCGTTCGCGGCATTGCGAATATGAATTGTTGCGTCCTCAATTTCGAGAGTGTTCAAGCCGCGCGGGGCGGCCGGCTCACCATGCTTTAGGACGTGATTGACAAGATCAACATAGCCGTTTACACCATCTTCAATTTCAATGTTTTTTACCGAAGAATCCATTTGTCTTCCTTGTCTGCTTCAATGTGAATAAACCTTTCAATTGCGTTTCCGTACTCTACGCGGTCGTGATGATGAAATCTGCGGACGTACTGTGGGTGGGGAACTACGATCACGTCGTCATCTGGAATACCGAACGCCTTTAGGCGAGCAGCCGCCTTGCGCCCAAGAGCAATCACTGCCGGCTCACCGAGAGCTTTCCAGAGATCTACACACCTATCGCCGAGTACATCGTCTGAGTTGATGATTCCAATTTCTCGCCAGAGTGTTTTTGGCAGTGCAGACAATAGATAGTCGCCAGAGTTCTTGTTGACAGGCATAAACGGAAGAATTGTCACATCCTTGTCGTTGCGGTTGTCGCCGACAAGAAGCGCGGTCGGCGTAGGAGACCCGATGTACTCTGGAAAAGGGACAAGGTGCTTTACCCGTATAGCCGCTTCTTCAGCTGCCGCAATGATGCGCGTTGCTAGTCTTGGAATATCGTCAAAGCTGTCTGGTTTCGGCGTAATCATTGCTTCAAGAGTATGAACTGAAAGAGCTGCTTTTTCATAAAGCTTTAGAATTACTTCAAGATCTTCTTCAGACACAAAGTCATCGCCACGGCCGCGTAGCCGAGACTGAACTACTTCTAATGGCTGGTACAGCCAAAACTGCGTCATGCCACGAGAGGCCATGAACATCTCAACCCAGCGCCAGCCTGGAATACCAAGAAGACCGTAGGCATCTTCAACACATGTGTGTGGTCGCTTTAAAGGCGCGTATGTAACCTCTCCCCAGTGCCATCGGTCCGCGACAACGTGTTCTTCAGTAAAGTTACGGCGCTCAATGTCAATTGCGTATTCGTGAAGTGCCCACCTGCGAGTTTCTTCTGCTGGTCGGCCCTTATGTGGAGTTTCTACTGGACCGCGCTCTTTGAGTTGACGAACAACCTCAGCGCAAAGAGAAGTTTTTCCTGATGCGTCGGTTCCCTCAATTGCGATAAACATTTGCGTCCTTTGTCGTTTGATGATCAACTATATCAATAAGTAGTTCTCAATTACGGGATCATCTCGATTTTATATATGGATTCAATTCCAACATCAACGACTGCAGCCTCTTCAAGAAGGCGTTGTGCTACGTTTGTTAGATACCTAGCGCCAGCGTTGTCATACTTGTATAGCGCCTCGAGCACCGCTGCGGGGTCTTCGCTGACCTGCGCCCAATAGCGATCTTTTTCTGGAAAGACTAGTCCTGCCTCAATAGACGGCCGACAGTCTGGACATGGAACCGCGTCAGTCTTGAGCAGCTCTGGTGCGATCTCTTGAAGCCCGTAGCGCTTAACAAGATGGCACGCGGCACAGTGAAATGTTACAGACACGCCAACACGTGAAAGCACGTATGAGCCGCTTTCAGTCTTGTATAGCTCAAACTCAATCCACCGCGTCGAGCCAGTCTTCCAAGACGACGACGCGCCTAAAAGCTTTCCATTAAACTGTAATGTTCTTGCGCCATCTTTTACTTGAATCATTGTTAGGTCGTTTCTATCGTTATGTGCTTATACGAACAGTATCAAAGTAAGCGGACCAGTGTTGATCATTTTGCACCAGATTTTAGTAAAGAAAGCTCTTCGGTCAAGGTCTTGACCATTGACTTAAGAATGGCATTATCCTTTGCGTAGTTGGCTATTTGAATGCTAAGCTCATTAATGATTGAGTTGACGTCAAGATCTTTATTTGATTGTTCTGTCATTTTATACTCCGTTTGCCGTTGATTCTTTGTAATTGTACCATCTAACCGCCGCGTATCTAACACCGCGGACCACTGGCTCGACTCGGTGCATATTTTGGAATCCAGAGCTAAACAAAACAACTTTGCCAGCAGATGGCTTGACAGATAGTTTGTGATGAGAAAACACAAGTTCTCCGCCTGCGTAGTCGTCATTTAGCAGCATAGAGACAGACACAACGCGCTGGAACTCGTAACAATCATCGACATGATTGTGAAACTTGCCATCACGCTCGTACCTTGTTATCTGCCATACATTTGACTTTAATAGTGGAATGCTATACAGATCTCTAAAATCTTTTATTATTGGCGCTATCCCGACTTCAAGACTTTCGTACAGTCGTCTGATTGGATCATGCGGGTGGCATGTCAGCTGATCGCTGCCAATAAACTTTACATAGCACGTTCTTGCTAGCGAGTTTACGGTAGGCTCGCGTGCGTCGCTTAAAACTTGCGCCGGCTCCCACAGTTGAAAACATGCATTTTGCGAAAGACCTTTTAGCACTTCTGCAGACTCTCTAGGGATCTCATACTCAACAATTCCAGGAGCCAGTATCGTTCTTTTAAGCATTTGCATGTCTACAAGCTCTGGCGTATCGTCCACGTACTCTCCAAGTACATTATCGTACAGCGATAAAACGCCAGAGTAGTCGTGGCACTTGCACACTGGTTGAGAGACATTTGCATCTGGCATTGGCAGATAGCGTTTTCTATTGAAAAATCTAATGTCTCCATCAGATCCGTACTTTCCAATTTCACGCTGGCTTTGCTGTATCCAATGATCGGGTCGGGTGAAGTGGAGAAACACTACGGTTGTGTACACATCATTTCTTCGTGAAGGGAACGGCGGGCGCGCGTGAATGTGCTGCTGACCCGCAAAGATAACCGCTTCGTTTTCTTTTTGCTCGTACTCTTTGCCTTCAACAATTAGGCCCCAATTAGCAGTATTCTCGATAGTTATGTCAATGCTAGTCTGAGTTCCATTTTGATCAGTGTGCGCCCACAGGTGAGGAATGCACCCATCAACAGACTGGTACCTCACCGTATAGAAGTACGCTTTTAGTAGAGTATCATCATTAAACAATTCTCTAGCTCTTTTGAGGCAGTAGTCTTCAATATCAGAAGAAAATGACAAAGAAGATTCCCAGCGACCAATCATTGTGTGGTACTTTAGCGAACCATTTGGCCCCATGTTTAGTCTGTTTACCGCTTCTTTTACGCGAGAAAACATCTCGTCTGAAAAAAATTGAGTAATTACAACAGGTTCGCTAATCAGCGGATCTGGTAGCTCAAATCCAATTGAACCGTTTCGCATTTCACCATTTTCCAAGAGGGCACTTTGCGTTCAACAGTCTAGTTTTCATATTCATAAAGCACCCACACTGCAGACATTGCTTAGTCACAGTAATAAACTTTTCACATCCGGAACAGATCTCCATTCGCGAAGACGACAAAGTATCGTTCGCTTTTGGAGAATTGGGATTAAGCAAGTCAAATGGTGTAACTCCACCATTTTTTTCTTTAAACTGTTCCCACCTGGACTTTTCACTCACTGACTGGATCTCCCATGCCGTTTAGCCGTCGCTCAACTCCAGCTACTCTTTGCATGATATAAAATCCGTCGCTATCGTGCTTCCACCCTGCAGTTACGGCAAGATCCTTGTCCCTAGTTATTAAAACTACAAGAGCGTTGCTAAGAAGAACCGATGCGAATAGCTCGCTTACAATAAGTTCAGTAGATGTTTCTCCAACTGTGGCCGTAACTACTTCAACCTGCTGTCCGTCAATCTCCTCAGTTGCTGAAGAGTACGTCGGGTTTGCTAAAAAGATAGATTGCGCGACTGGAGGTGAAAACGCTTCAGCGTAAACTACGTCTCCGTCAATGACAAACGCAATTGGAGTTGCAGGGTTGTCTGTAGTCGTCGAGTCCCCGTCTCGCTCTTGTAAATAGTAGATGTCTGTTGCTGTTAGTCTCATACGGTTATACTACCATTTCTTTTGTAAGAATGTCAATAAAGTGCAATTTAACATAGCG